GTCCGATATATTTATGACATTATCATCCCCATACAAAACCATAGCAACATGCTTGTTAAACACTTTCATTGATTGCATGACGGGTTCTTTTTGGAACACAACCATCCAGCAATAACGCATGCTGACAGAGTTGAAAATCGAATTCAAAATTGCTGTGATAGGACAACCTGACGGCTGAGAATGGGTCCACATATACACATTATTTCCACAGACATGAATCGAATTGATGATTTCCTTCCATAACACGTGGCGTATCAAAGCATTCTCTTCGCCATCTCCATAAAACTCATTCACGATATCCAGTATACGATACAAAATGGGCAAAAGCAACGTCCCGTCAAAATTAGAAAAATCTCCTGCTATTACTTTGCTGCCTTTTGTAGTACACTTCTTGGCGGTCTTGGTCCAATCCTGAGAATAAACATTTGTTCCCACAGATATTTCGTTGTCTATTCTATTCCGAGTGCAATGAGCCGCAAATCCCAGAAAATACTTCCTAAAAGTTAGGGTGAAATCCATGGGTCCAGCCGAAAATACTCTCGTCTTCCCGATTGCAACCTTGTCTAAAGGACGACGTTCATCTTTGAGAGTGTCAATCCAAAACGTAGGGTATCTTATCCCTTGTTTCGCCAAACGCTCCCGCTCACACATGACAAATTCAACGTCTGGAGATAGAGAATAAGCATCACTACCCAACCACTTTGTCTTGCCTATTCCTTTCCGATCGGCTATCCACGGATACCCAGCAGAAGAACTACGCTTAATAGGAGGAAGACAATCATCACCCTCGACACCTGCCACTGCTTCTACATTTGATAGAATCCGGCAATCACTCTCACGAATATTAGAACAAACAATTCTCATAACATCATTTATAGCTGCGTCCAAATACTCATCATTCAACGATGGCGGAATTTGGCCAGCTTTCTTAAGTCCATTATACATAGGGTCTACCAATTTTCCCTCAACTAAAATTGGTTTTAACGCGGCAGGTGCTGTGAGTGCCTCAATGATTTTCCCATGACACTTGGAATGGCGCAGTGCGGTTTTCGAGGGGCTAGCGGCTTGAATCTTGGAAACACCCACTGTCACAAAATTGCCGTCCGGCTTCTTTATCTCATCAAAAGCGGCTTGCGACGTTAAATACATATCGACATCCAGCGAAATATGTGCCTGAATTGGGAAGGAATTCATAGTACGCAAGATATCCTTCACAGCCAATGGAGAAGCAACACCAAGTCCAACATTCCCTGCAACATGAATACCAAGAATTTTCTTAGGTAGATGAGAACCAATAGCAATGAGAATAGATCCACAATCCCCTCGTGTTGTTTCCAGGGACGTGTACTCATACCTATCTCTAATCGTTAGTTCTCGATCACCATCAAAGTACGATATAACATTTTGATCAAACGCTTTAATCTCTCCATACTTCATTAAAGCGCCGCCATCGAAAGGAACACACAAGACAGCAGAACACCTACCAAAGGATGACATTGTTACTGAATCCGCTATTGAACCCGTCAAATCTGCATGATCATGAAGATCAGACGGAAAACATACCAAGATTTGATCCTTCGGGCGTTGTGATGCATCTAAAACTATCTCCCACGAAATTTTCCCAATCGGAAAAATATGTCCGTCAGGTACATTCTTATTATACAACCTTACTCGAGAAGCTAGTTTCAAATATGGTATCAAATGAGCAACCGTTAAACCTACTCGCCCACGAATCATGCACAGTTTCATCTTTGCCGACCATTTTCCTTCTATTTCCAATTGGAACTCGTATATGTTATTCAACACTTTCTTTGAAATGGCGAACGCATTGGGGTCCAATTGTAACTGAGCTTGCAATCGTTTGTCCTTCAACTGGAGTGGTTCATTGTTTTGCAATTCCACTGTAGGAGTTGGTGCGAACAATAAAGCGCTAAGCGTACCAGGGGGTGCCGTTTTCATCATTTTTCCAAAACAGAGCGCACATGCCAGCATCTTGACACCATGTAACATAATAACGGGATCAGTACTACTTCCACATACACAACATTTTCCATTCTTGTCCAACATATATTCTGTCTCGAGCGAATCAACTTCCACCACAGCCTTCTTCACATTCATCGTTTTTGGGTCAGCACTAGAACCAAGTTCCACAACTGATTTCTTAATTGTTGCAGTTTTTGGATCAGCACTAGATCCTAATTCTATCACGGGACCACTCAATAAATGTGTAACATCCTCTGAAGTCATCTGCTTCATGGATTCAATACGATTGAGCGCATGGTTTTCTTTAGGCTTTTGATACATGTACCACAATATCGCAACAAAAGGTACTGCAGCAAGTGCAAAATGATACCACTTCGCAGCTTTGAGTGCACTTTGAGCTTTCTCCAAAACAACGCCTAAGCCAGTTTGTGAAGTCTCCACACTTTTCTTAAGAATCATTTGAAGTTGCTTTACTTTAGAGTTGCGAATCACTTTCCGATTTTGAATAAAGTGAATCATACAAGGAAAACGTTGTTCTGGGTCTAGTTCAAGGAAAGACAAAGGATCATTTTCATCTGTGTGATCCAATTTCCATGTCACGTGCTCCACAACATCCTTGCGATAACAAGCCTGTTCACACAATTCGAGAAACAGTGAATAACCTTCTTTGATTGTCACACGATTTCGACGCACAGCATCTACTGATGTATTGAGCCACAGTCGTGTAGGGCAATCAAAAAGATCGGCACACTGTTCCAATCCAAAATCACACAACATCGCAAAATCCAGAAGCGCAAAATCTTTAAAGGCTTTCACGCAATCACGCATCACCACCACACCAGTTTCTTGAAGTTCTGGTACATACAATTGTGCGGCCAAGTCTTCATATTTTGGCGCATCTGCTCGCT